TGAACAGTTATATCATAATCACAACTTTTAAGTTTTGTAATAGTTCCAACTCCAGTTGGCTTAGGAATAACATATCTTGCAAGTCCAATTGTGGTACTTAATGTTGTATCTCTTGTTGATAGGCAATCAAAATTCATAGCAAGGTCTCGATAAATTTCGTTAATCCACGCTTTCACCTGTATTGCAGTCCACCAAGAACTTGACCCTGCTTCGTCTGCAAGTTTTTCAAGTATCCAAGTTGACATATCTGAAAGTATCATGTTTTCTCCAATAGAGTCTTTTCAAGTTTTTCAGCCACAACAATTAATGCTGGTTCTTTATCTCCACGAGTTTTCCACTTTAAATGTCCAAATCCATGAGTAAATAATAGGTCTGTTAAATACTCTTGTGTTATTCCTGATTTATGGGAATCACCCTCATATAGATTTCTACCATATATACACATATACCAATAATCTCTGCGACCTTGAAAGTTTTCAATAAAATATTTACACGCCAATGTAAGGTCTGGAACTTCAAGATAAAGACTCCCGTTAGGTTTTAACACCCTTCTAATTTCCTTCATTGCAAAAAAATGTTTCTTCTGATACAAATGTTCAAGCACATGACTAAATATCACTCCCTTAAATCTCTCGTCGGGAAATGGCATACTAAGAACATCACCAACAACATCTACATAGGTATATTTATTTTTGGATACATCCATATTGATACAATTTTCATAACGAACATTGCCACAACCAGCGTTTAGATATTCACATTTATCTAAATCTATCATGCCATTTCTCTCAATCCCGTTTTAAGACTTTCATCATAAAGAAACGGTGGATCAATATGATTATTAAAAGAAATCTCCGGTGAAGTTCCTTCATCTACATCGCGAGGAACTCCACGATCTTGATAAATAGAGATTCCATCTGGTACAATTCCAACACCAATCACAACTTCATTACTACCAGGAACTAATGATGCAAACTCACCGAACGAGAACGGATATTGTTTCAATCCTTTTCTAAATTTCTGAAAGATTTGTGTCAATTTAAAATATTCATTAGCCATGTTATTTTTCCTCCTATTTCTATTAATTATTCTAATGGATTTCGTTTTACTACTTCATCAACTGATACGCTATTACCAAAACTATTTGTTTTCATCAATTCAACAAAATTAGGGTCTGGAAGAAATAATTGGTTTAGTTTATGTTCTTCATAGACCTTTAAAAGAATGTCTCTGTTTCCATCTGTTAGAACTATTTTTTCGAGCAAATGTCCAATCTTAATAGTTGTATCCATATAACAACCAACATTTCCTACAAATTCTTGTACTTTAATACAAAAATATACATCTTCTGTGTGTCTCTTTCCCGTGAGAAACCACGGTTCTGGTGTCATTTTAAATAAATTAACATCTATTACGGTTCCGCAACAACCAACAGCATCACATTTAACAAGACCATTTTCATCAATATGGTCTTTCCAATCATCAAAAAATCCCGTTCTTTGATCTTCCCCATCTTTTGCTTTCAAAAAACACATTGGTTTAAAAGGATAACCCCTGACATAAGCAAGAGCTTGTAAAATGTGAATCTTATCATTACTATCACGAATAGTTTTTATTAATTTGACAATATCTCTTCCAGCATTCAAAAAATACATATCATCATCATAAAATAATAAATAATCACACTCTAATCTCATAGCAGCCGTGGCTGCAGAATTTCTGGCTACATCAATTGGCAATCTCCATGGGCCATGAAAAACCATTTCAATTTCATCATGTACCTTACCGAGTTGATAAAACATACTCAAATGACTCGCATAACATACTGGGTCAATTTGATAAAGATTGCTGGCAACCATTACTTTTATTTTATTTTTTGCTTTCATTATCAGAGGTTATCCTTTCATAAAAAGTAATTTGATAGATAATTTAAAAGTTTCCCATCTATTAAGTGTTGCCCCCCTGAAACGGCGACCATTACAAGAGGGACAACACCCAAGTTTTGCAATTTCTGTATCAGTTATGACTTTTTTACAATCATAACATCTGTAAACTGTTACATGCACTGGATAAACACTCCCATAACAGATTCAGCGCAAGTCGTACTTGATGCTGAAATGGCGAGCGTAAATGGAGTAAAAGCAACAGCAGCCGCACCTACTGACGCGAGCAAATATAAGGCTCCACTTGACAAGGAAGTAACATCAAGCACCCCTCCCGTGTTGGTGGTTTGGGAAGTAGCAAGTATTACATACGCATCTGACCTAAACCCGTAACACTGTACCAGTCCATACGCACCTGATGCAATAGCGGCATCAGCAAGTCCAACAATCAACGAGTGATCTGCTGCTGCATTTGCCAGATACGCAAGTTTACCATCATCTGTTCCACTAAAATGATAAGTAACTGGTTTTCCAGCAATAAGAGCCTCTCCCGCCTTAACCACAACAAAAACTTTCTCCGGGTCTGTTTTGTTAATTCTGCTAAAAAGCATAATCTTTTCCTCCTATATATGTACGATATGCTTGTTATGACACAATTGCCGTTAATAGCACTTTATCGTGCGAACCCTGCTTTGCTCTATTCGAGCAAACAACTTCTCCCATCAAATAAAGAATTGATGTTTTCGCTTTCTGATTTTCTGGCTGAATGAATGGGCCAACAGTGAAATCCTGCCCTTTACAAACAACAAACTCAAGAAATTCAGAGTTAATAAACAATCCAGAACTGTATGTTGGACTGTAAGAATCAGGGTCAGTATTTGCCGTAGCAGAATATGTATCAGGCATATACTCATCCCACATCAGTGTTGCACCAAGATACTTTGCTCCACCGAACCCTAAATTCGCAACAGGTTCATTAGTCAACATGATTTGACCCTTTGCCCTACCAGCACCCATATATGTTTCATAGTAATACTGGTCACACAAAAGCATGTCAGGAGCTTTCCGTTTCCCATTTTTGGTACCACCACGAGAACAGGAATTATAAAGATGTGCAATTTCTTTAATAAAAGTTTCATATGTCGTTGCGGCAGATTCCTTAAATCTATTCATCCACCAAGTATATGTACCAGAAACAATCCCACCAACCGTACCAGTACCTGCTTTATTTATGATAAAATTGATAGGAGTCAAATCGTTTCCGCCATTACCTGCTGTAAGGGCGCCAACCAACATCTGCTCGACAACTTCCGTAAATGACATTTCAGTGTTGTTCGCTTTTTTCTGCAAAAGATCAAGGATTTTGTTCTTTCCTTGATTCATTGCAAGTTCCTTATTGGAAATTGATGTAGAACCTGCAATTTCTTTCCAATTATAATAGGCAGAAGTGAACCCTTCTTGTGGAGTGGTATCAATTGTGTCATAACCACTTTTCATAGATTTAATGGTAGTGTTTTTGCCATATTCAAGGGGAATGACAATCCTCTCACCACCATCCTCAACCCTTTTTCTTCCATTAGCATGAATCCAATAGAAGAAAGGACACGCATTAAAAATGTTATCATATAACTGATGACGATAATTCATCCATGTAGTGGACAAAAGATCATCAAAGTTATATGTAATAGAATTTATAGGCATGAGTTACCTCCATTATTCTTCTTCAGCCAACGATGCTTCTGCTCGATTCCAAGCTTCAAGCATTGTTTTAGCTGGTTTGTTATCAACAGTTGAATCCGATCTTCTCTTTCCTCCAAATTCCACAACATTTTGTCGGTTGATTTTGCCACTATCGAGAGTACGAGTAACGGTTGCATCTTTAATACCAAGTTCTGCCTTGGCATACTTATGCAATCTTTCCAAATTATTATACGCACCTGCCCCAAAATCTTTGGCAATTTCATCCATCTTTTTTATAACTTGTTCTGGAATTTTATTAGATTTGATGAAATTCTGAACATCTTTCACAAAAGTATTTTTAGTATTATCATCAAATCTTTTCCCAATACCATCCACACTATCCATCATTTTATCTATTGCTGACGCCAACATTTTAAGATGGGGTGCATAGTAATCCTTTTCAGGGTCGTCAAACGTCAATTGATCAACAAGTTTTTTTCGATCAGTTGTTTTATCATCAGGTTTTACATCACCTTTCAAAGTTTTAATTTGATCAATTAAACTTTGAAAAACCTGTGCATTTCCTGAATCCTTTTTAACACCATCAAGTTCAGTCTTTAATCCTTTGACAGTTTCAACCAATCTTGAAAAAGTCTCTCGCTGATCATCTGGCAGTTTGGTAACATCAACTTTACTCAAAAGTTGTGATATTGGGTCTGACGCATCCAATATACCATCTTGAGTGTCGTCTGGGTTTAAATCATTTTTGTCATTCTCCACGAATGACGTAAACGTTTGTCCATCATCGGACAAAAATCCTTCTAATGTTTTTGGCATGAAAGTTCTCCTTTCGGTTTAATTATTTACAAAAATGTTTACTTTCTTCATATCTTCTAATCACTAATCCCGGTAATTTTCTACCACCACCAAAAATCCATTTCTTAATTTCATATCTTGCTCCATCCCAATCTTGTTTATTAATTCTTTTTCTTAATGTTGAACCTGCTAATCTTGTTGCTCCAAGATTATAAGAAAAATCTGCAATAGCTCCATGAACTTCGTTTTCTATTTGTGGACAAAGATTTTTAGAAGCAATCAAATGTACATTTGTATCTTCTTGCATACGTTCTTCCGCTTTCTCTTTTGTCCATACAGTTCCTTTTATAACATCTTTTCCTGTTGAACCGTATCCATTAGTCCATACTCCAGCAGGACAAAGATAAGAAACCAATCTTAACCCTTCAAATCTTTTTACTAAAGATTGAACAACTTCTTTTGCTGTCATTTTTTTATATACTTAAGTGCTCTATCAACGAACCAAAAACCAATAATCATGGATAAAATTCCAGCATCATCTGTAGTCCATAAATTCTTAATAAATTCACTAAAATTTGCCGAATTATAAATAACATTTACTTTATAAATTGTAAAAAGAACCATCCACCAATAAGTCAAAAATGGTCTTACGGATTGATTCATTCCGTCAATCCATTTTATTCCTGTCATTTGAGATTGACCTTTTAATGCTTCCATATAGGCAGCCATTTCTCCCCTTATAGTTTCAAGGGTTTGATTGGCATGAATTTTATCTATTTCTTGTGTTGCTCTGGCTGAATCAATCTTTAATTGTAATTCAGTCATTCTAAATTCGTGGTCTTGATCTTTCTTTAAAGTAAAGAGTTTAAATATTTCTGGTGCCAAACGCATTAAAGCACCAAGACCACCTCCCAAGAGTGACAAAATAGTTGTTATCATACCCTCTCCTTATTGCTGTTTCTCTAATGCACTTACTTTAGTTTCAACAACTGCTATTCGTTCTGTATGATCTTCTGTTGTATTAAATATTTCTTTATGATCTTCTCTATTTTCTTTACAAAATTTTTGTACTGAATCAGTTATGTTTTTTATCCAAAGTCTGACAAAAAATCCAAGAGCAACAACTAACACTCCATTCCAAAGCATATTTCCAAGAACAAAATCAGCATTAGGTACAGGTGTGGTCACAACTCTCTCCTTTGTAATTGTTCCAAAATAGCAAGTTTTCCGGTCTTAGAAGCTCGTTCAGTATCATTATAACGATTTATTGCATCAGTCAACTCTTGTCTATTTCTTACATATTGATTAATATCCTCTCCGTCTTTTCCGGTAAGCGTAGCACCAACTATCTGAGCATTAAATGCACGCACATTATGAACTGAAAAAACTCTCTTAGCATTAGAATTACAAATCAAACATACTACAGGATCATCACACTCACTAATATTGCGGTATCTTTCAATTGAACGTCCACACTTGTTGCATTCATATTGATAAATTGGCATTACTGTTTACCCCTTGCTCCTTTCCCTGCTGGATTATTTGGATCAAGTTGCAATTTACCACCACGCATCTTAGCAAGTTGTAACATCATTTCAATTTGTTTTTGTTTATTTTGCTGATCTTCAATTTTCTTTTGTGTTTCTTCATCATTAAGCAAATTAATATCTTCCAAGGCGGGAAACATAGATGGAATTGCATTAAGTATTCCATCAAAATTTATCTTCCGTTGAATCATGTCCGGCGGAAATTGAGAAAGAGATTGCATAAGTTGTATAAACTCCCCGCGTTCAGCTTCTGGTAATTTAGCAGTCATACTTCCTATTTCTGTTTTAACATTAAATTGTCCTTCAAGATTGGTTTTATCCATTTTCATCCAAGTGGTAGCCCTATTTTTACCAGCAATAGGAACGGCATCTTGCGGAGATAAATTTGCTTGCATTGACTGAAGAAGTTTATCGCCAGTTTCAGACATAAAATCTTCAACCAATGAACGTCTATCATATTTTCTTAAATCAGAAGAACCATATACTTTGCTTGCCTCATATGCTGTTTTCCTTCTTTCTATAACACCACGATCAGCCTCATTAGTTACTGCAAGCCTATCAAAATCTGATCTTGAGTTTTGTGTTCCAACATAAACAGCTTGATCCAATGGAGCGTCAGGAACTGGCTCCAACACTTTATTTAAAGGTAACGATTTAACTTTAAAAAAGGTTCCATCTTCACCACTTTCAGCCTTAGTAAGTTCTTCTTCCTCTATCTCTCCCTCAACATAACCAAACTTTCTTCCATACCTTTTAGCGTGGATAATCTCCATGGCACGAGATTTATTATATTCATCTTGTGGAGATTTCAAAACCTTAATGTCCGACAAAGGGTAAATCTCATCTGGAATATCGTTAAATTGTAAAAATGTATATGGATGTTTTTCAACTCCTTCTGGTGTTTCAACATTTCTCAACCATTTATCATGATCTTCTCCAATTACTTTTAATTTATCATGTTCAATATCCCATATCTCATATATAGTAACACGTTTTAAATCTTCTTGAAGTTCGTGATAATCAGCCCTTCCGAGTTCTTGATCTGAAAGACTCAATCCACGCTTAACCATGTATGTAGGTTTTAAATCTGATGTATTTTCATACTTCTTATCATTCTTAATATCTTGAAGTGGTAATGAAATTTCTTCAATTATATATCTACCATCTTCAAAATAATTTGGACATTCAGTATCAAATATTAATGAAGCAGGAGAAATTCGTCTCGAAGCAAATTTCTCATTCAACATTATTTCTTCATCTTCATCTGTCTGAATATTACCTTTGTCATCTATATCGTAAATAGGTTTGTCATCTGCATCTTCATACCCAAGAATCTTAGGTTTCCCATAATTTTCATTAATAATCATTGTGGGAACGTAACCAGTTTTCAAACAAGCAAAAATAAAGAAAGCATCAAGAACTGCCAATCTTATTTGTTTTTTTAAAGTAATTCTCAAATTCTCATTTGCATAATAATTCAAATAAATTTCAGCAGTTTTCGCATTCTCTTGAATTTTATCTTTTTCTTCTTCATGTCCAGATTTTGGCGTCACATACCATTTGGGATTCTGAAAACATAAAAATGGCATCTGGGACTTTATAGTAGCAAATATTAAATTCGTTACTGGTTTCTCTTTAAATGGACTATTCTCATCCCATTGCTGACTTTTATAATATTTAATATACTTCTTTGCTTCTTTAATTTTTTTAGAACGCAACTTTTTACCACGTTCAATACGATCCCTCCAAACGCGAATCTCCTGCAGGTCTTTTTCTGCTTGGATTACTTTTTTTGTTTTTTCTTTAGCCATTATAATCTCTTTAATATCTGCATTTTAAGATAATATAGTTCTTGAAATTCTTTTTCTTTGTCACTTCTATGAATACACTTGCCAACACCATAGTTAAATGTTTCTAAAAAATCTATTCCTAATTCAGCCTGTTCTTTCTTTTCAATCAAAAATGGTAAAACTAATCTTAAAACATTTCCCGCTTCCGCTCCTTGACATTGCCAAGTATATGTCCCGTTTTTACATTCATTAAAATTACCACCAAAACAGTGGTGTACTTTCTTGACGGTTTCGCTGTGTTTTTGATGAATACTAATTGTTAAAGAATAACTATAACCACTTGTTGTTTTTGGTTTGGCAATATGTATACATCCCTCTCCGTCAAACAACCCTGCGAGATATGCAAGTTCCATTTTAATATGTTCTTGCATTTACTTCTCCATACATACTTTCACTTGGATTTGCTCCCAGTGCTCTTTTTAGACGTTTTTTCCAAAGAAATAATGCGTTGCGATCATAGTCTTTAGTATCTCTCGCCTTTCCAGAAGGTTTTAACACTTCAAAAAGCATCTGACACGCATCAATAAGATCGTCGTTTCGCGCCTTCGGAAACCTTGTAAGTTGTTCTTCGAGTTCACCATCTTTCATTTTAAGATTATGCCAAACATATCCACCTTCATACCAAGGCTGCATTTGTTTAATAGCATACTCCTTATTTAATCTTGTGTTTTTACCAAGTTCTTCACAAGACATATAAAACTTTTCATCACGCTGTTTCTTTTTAAGAAACGACTTCAACATCTTTTCTACAAGAGCTTTCTGTCCACCATATTTCATACATTTCCACTTAGTATAAAAATCTTTCATATCATCAAGAAATGTTGCCGGGTCTACCTGTTTATTATAATAATCCATTATATAAACATGTTCTTTGTAGTCTTGGAATCCTACGATTTGTGCAGAATAATCATTTTTCCCTTCTTCTGTAGCACCATCTAACGCCATATACATATTGCCAATAGGAATAATTTGACCATCTTCTCTTTCAATAGATTTTGTATTTGGATTGTAAGAAAAGTATTTGAAATACTGTTTTTTGAAAACAGCATCTTCTTGCGGAATTGGGTCTTGCTGATAAAGACAACTAAATAAATAACTACCCATTTTTGGCCCCGATTTAATTTTCATCAATTCATCTATCGGATACCTTTCCGGCCACAATGGTATTTTTTCTCCACTCTCATCAATTTTATATGAAGCAAACTTAATTACTTCAATATCAGGGTCTTTCTCAAGATCACCATATAAATCATAATCATCCCATCTTGTACCTATAATATCAATAGGTGTTTGTGGGTCATTCCTCAAAGGGAAAATCGCTTTGTAGAAATCCTTGATTTTATCCATCTGATCGCGAGTTGTTGAATTTTCTCTTGTTACTAAGTCGTCAACCAAAATATGATCAAAATGTCTTGATGTTAATGTAGAATCTGCACCAAACGCTTCCCACGTTCCTTCCATTACGGGTCGTCCACCACGATTCGGTACATGAATTTCTTTCTTAGTCCAAGTGGTATCTGGCGCAAGAGGTTTCCTTGGACACCAATCTGAGAAATACATTCTAAATCTTTCATTAGTTAAATATGAAAAACCGATTGCCGTTACCATATCCTCGGCATTAGCAAGAACCGACGATATAACCGCAATTCTTATGGAAGGATTGTTGATTTGTAGTTTCGTACCGTGAGTGATTGTTAAGATGGTAGTTTTAAAAAAACCACGTGGTAACAACCAAAGTCTTATCAATCGTTTTCTCGGCTGGTCTAATTTCCTACAAACTTCTTTATAATGAAAATCAACAGACAAATCCTTAAAGCCGAGCAAATCCTTTGCAAGAAAGTATGAATTTTCTTGATATAATGCTCGTTCTTTAGATATATCAACCTTGTTTTCCATCTTTAATCCTATCTATCCAATCTTGAATTATTCCAACTATCATCATTATAATCATAGATATTATAATAAATTTATAATAACTCATATCACCATTACCTCAAATATGCCTTCCTTTTCTTCAAAGTCAATAATCTCTTTCTCTAAAGTGGCCAGTCTTTCCCTTGACTCTCTCAACAATTCAAGCTTACGCTCCACCATCAATGTTTCAACGAATCTTTGCTTTTCTGCATATTCATCTATTAGATCGCCATGCATTTGCATAGCTTTTCTTTTTATCCAATCCTCATCGCTATTCAGCCCATCCTTAACTGCACGAATAATCATATCCATTGCAGTTATAAATTTTGGCCCCAATTCCTCTCTTAGTCTATTACGATCTACAATGGTTGCATATCGCAGTCCAACTTGGGCATATTTAATAACCTCTCCCAAATCTTTTCTTGTAAGTTCTGGCAATAGCCTATCATAAACATCATCAACTTGAAGTCCAGACATCTTAGCAAGCGTAGATATAGGTTTGCTAAGTATTGATCTGTTCTGAATATATTGACTTGATAAACTTAGGGCCAGTTCCATTAAACCGCTTCTCTCGCTATTAACTCCACAATGGCATCAAAGTCTGTTTCTTCTGTAGTTGAAGCATCTCCATCTACCCATCCAAAATGATAGGCAGCAACGGTACATGCTTCACATTGTTCAACTACAGGAACATCATTACTTACACCCAAATGTTTAAGGATAGTAAGTTCTTTTCCACAAGTACATAGAATTTTCATAGACATAACTATTTCTCCTTTTAAAATGGTGCTTCTACACCATGATCTTTTTTATACTGCGATCTATTTTTAAAATATTGTACTCTTTTTTCATTCTTCGAGACTGCGCTTTGTGCTGGTCGTTTACTCCCAAACCATTTTAATACTTTATGCTGATCTTTCGTGGAGACTAATGCCCAGCGTTTACCGATTTTTTTTAACATTTATTTCATCCTATGCTCCCTATAAAAAAATACAGTTAGACTTTCATCTGACGATAGTATATAATAGAAGAAACCGTAATGTCAAGAGAAATGTTAAGGGTGGGAATAAATATTTTATAGAAGATAAGTTATGCAATAGAAAAGCTGGATTGAAAAATTGTGGAGTGCAAAGGAAGAGGCTTTTCTCGTTTGCGCGAAGGGGGGAGAGGTCACACGGGGAGGCGTACCCTTTTTTATATCAGCGTATCAGATCACACTTATAAAAAGAGATAGCCTTAGAGCTATCCGTCTATATATAATAAGGTAAGAGCGAAAGATTCTATAAAATAATCCTTGACATTTCGATTTGAATGATATATACTCTAATCAGAAAATAAAGATAGTTCATTTAGATAATAGACGGTATCCGACCAGAAAAGGATAGGGTTGTCAGCCCTTTAAAATTTGACTACATCCAATTCAAGGGAGAGTAAAAAACTATGGCAGAAGCTGAAAAAGGTATCCTTTTCAACGGCGTAACAATCTCAATGGATGAACTCAACAAGAAGATGGCTGAACTGAAAGCCCTTCAGGGACTTCAGAAAGAGGCCAAAAAAGCTGGACTGATTGTCAAAGCAAAGGTTGCACCGAGAGACAAGTCCGCGAACTTCAATCTGGTTCTTGCTCAGTTTGCTCCGGTTGTGGAAAGTAACGCGAAGATCATCGCCGGACTGTTCATCGAGTATGAAGGGCAGGACAGTATCAGCTTCGATGTGAACAAGGATTACCATGTTATCATCAGAAGCAAGGCTGTCGTGAAGGCGAAGCAGGAAAAACGAGCGGCTGACGCAAAGGTGGCAAAAGAAGCGGCTGAAGGCGACACTCTCAAAGAAACCGAATAACATTTTTAAAAATAGCTGGATTTTATACGAGTCCAGCTATTTTTTTATTGTAAATTAAAAAAGTATATTCCAGCAAAAGCATATACTTTCTATTAAAAAAGGCCTCTACTACCCTATTTTTTACAGGTAGGATTTTATACGTTTTTAAGAACTTTTTATTTCTAACTTTTCTTAATCTTTTTATATACTTATAGAGTAAGCGTATCAAATCACATATTTACCACCAATATCTATATCTATATTATAAAA